CCCAAGCCGTTCGTCAAGCATTACACGACTTCCCACGCTAAAGGATTGCCTAACAGATTCAGTCGTGTTTATCTGTGGAAAAAGTGAGATGACCATGATCAACAAAAAAAGCGAGCACAATAGAAAGGGCGGGTGTGCTTTCTTTATATCAGATCGACTCGCTAAGAGGGGTATAGAAAATCGTAAAACACGGCCAAAGTATTGGTCAGCATGGCAAGAAGACCCGAAGCTTTCTGGCGTAGTCGCCTCATTTGAAAGCGCGTTAGGCGCACGTCTATCTGTTATTGGTGTCTCGGATACAGGCGTCCCGTTGCTAAACATCACCTCACCAAAGCGATCAATTAGATCAAGAGCACCAAAGGTGGGACTTGTTTGGGGGCGGTGGCCACGAGAGTGTGGTGCGTTTGTAACGTGTTGGCTGCCTGGTAGGCCCGTTGTGCCCATGCCGTCAAACCCATACCTTGAATCTGAAGGAGAATCTAATGCCCATATATGATTACGAATGCACGCTATGCGGTGAACAGACTGAGGTCATTCAAAGCCACATGGACCCTCCCCCTAAGTGCTGCGGCAAGTTGACCCGTAAGAAGATCTCTAAGACCTCCTTCTCTCTCAAAGGAAAGGGTTGGTACAGGGACGGCTATGGGCTAAACTCCAGCCCCCCAACAGGTAAACCTCATGGCTGAAAAAGAACTTCTGAGGTGCATCCTTGAGGCGATGCCACATGTCTACCGCCAACAAGGGCATGGCAAGCACGAGCAGGATCGTGCAGACGCCGAGGCATGGTGGGCAAAGTGGAAAGAGATTCGGCACCTTTGCGCAAGAATGGACTCCCCAAACCAGAAGGAGGATGAGGGGAAATGGATTGACACTAACAATATTTAGATTAGAATAGTGATGTCGATAATTTGGTTGCCTCTAGATTAACGACTTTGTGTACATGCACCCAGAGGGTTTTTCTCTCTGGGTGTCATGCTTTTTGGGTGTAGGTTCCCAGTCTTAGCCCTTCTTCTTAGGCGCTGCTTTCTTCTTAGGCGCTGCTTTCTTCTTAGGCTTTTTCTTAACTGCCTTCTTTATTACAACATCATCTGGGGTGCCAAGCTTCCCGTCAGCACCAGGCTTGATCTCAACATCAATAAACCCTACAGATGCCTTCACGCTGCCGGATGTGCCACTAAGCTCCAGTGCATAGATATGCCCTAACAAATCACGAATAGGTTTACAGTGACGACATGCGCCGTCGTTCTTGTGTAAGCAACGAGATCCGGCATTGTAGTCACCAGCCTCAGGACTTTTAGCCTGGTTCTGATACTGTTCAATTTGACTCTTTGAAAGAAGGGATGGTTTCAATGGCATTACTTACTCCTAAGTGGGAGTAAAGTGTATCACCAATCATGTCCACTTTCGCCAATATCATCAATGTCTGCACGCTTTCTCATAGCTGACTGCTTTATGTACGAATCAACCCTTTCAATCCGATCAGAAAACTTCTGGTGTTGGGCATCCCAGTCAAGGAGAACGGTTCCAGTAGGGCCGTTTCGATGCTTTGCTATGATTGCTTCGGCATGATTTGCGCTCGCCTTTGGGTCATAGTAGTGATGTCTGTATAGAAAGATGGCCACGTCAGCATCCTGCTCCAATGAGCCTGAACCTCTCAGGTCTGAAAGCTTAGGTCGTTTGTTGGTCCGTGCCTCACAGCCCCTGTTCAACTGCGCGAGACACAGAACAGGAATGGAAAGGTTCCTCGAAAGGATCTTCATTGACGTAGAGATTTGAGCCACTGACTGTTCAGCACTCTCCGCATTTGGCTGTTTGATTAGCTGAAGGTAGTCCACAATGATCAGGCCAAGATCTGGTCGCAATGACTTGAGACGTCGCGCTTTAGCAGAAATCTTGGCAACGCTGATGCCCGCTTCATCATGAACAAAGAAGGGAGCCTTGTGTATAAAGTCTAATGCGCCACTGTCTAAATTGTTCCAGTCTTTCAAGTTCAATAAACCGCTTCTGATCTTGCTCGAATCAACACCAGATAAGGATGAAGCAACGCGATCAATAAGCGCCCCCCTGTCCATCTCAAGCGAGAAGAACCCAACTGGAATATCGGAGCGCAGGGCCTCAACAGCGATGTTTAAAGCCATTGCTGTCTTGCCCATTGAAGGGCGAGCCGCCAACAGAATAAGTCCAGGCTCAATGCTGCAAAGCTTTCTGTCGAGATCAGGTATCCCAGTCTTCAGTTTTATAGTGCTTGGATTCTTTTGTTGCTCAACACGAGACTCCCACCTGTTCTGTGCATCGAGCGCCATGTCCGATCCAGTATGCCAGTCTGTTTGAGACTGGTTTCCAGCGATGCTCAACAAGTTGTTCTGCGCCGATTCGATTAGTTCATCGAGTTCAAGTGATGGATCAGACGAGTTATCGATTAGCTTCTCAGACGCAACCATCATCTTACGGCGGATCGAATATTCCTTTATCATTCGTGCGTATTCAGGAATGACTGCGGGCACGCAAGCAATATCACCCAAAGAGGTGATCAAGCTTATGCTCCCGTACTTAGGTTCTTTTAAATCAATAACGAACTGACAGACGACTAAAGCATCAAAATACTTATCCTGTCTATGAAAGCTCTTGAATAAAGAAAATAAATTGCAGTGGGAATAAACAGAGAAATCATCATGCGATAGGACCCCGTCAACTTCATCCATAAGCGAATGGTTTAAGAGTATCGCACCCAACAATGATCGTTCTATTTCGACTGTTAGTGGTGGTTTTTTATTTCCCAATGGTTGCCTCGTTTATCAATTGAATTGGTTGCCTAAAGTTCTTGTGTTCTTTTCTGAATGCGGCGCAGAATGTGGTCTTCATTTTAGACCGTGCATATTCTCCAGCAGCGTCTCCAAGAGAGCACCAGCCACCGATTGAATCTAATCCTGCAAGGATTGCCTCATTGGTGCGATCATTACGACTAAACCTCGATGGCTCCTGGCCGCACTCTCCAACCGCTTGAAGCAAGGATGACCATGCACGCTCACCCAACTTGTCGCGCTCATGGTCGTCTTGACTCTCTGAAATCCATGCTGACCCATCCCATCTTTCATTGGCAAGAGTCACATTACGATCCACCTTCTCTCGATTGAGAAGATTAGAGATGTCCATGTACCCGCCCTTTCTCCAGCTATCGACGAGGAAGTCTCCGTCTGGGTACTCAAATGCCATGTGAATCACAAGCATCAAATCCTGTGCCGTGTGTCCTCCCTTCAAGGCTGCGCTCAACACGCGCTTACGACCAGCGGTCATCTTGTTGGTTCTTCCAGATCGCTTTCTTTGAAGCGTGTGCCACAGATCAAAGACCTCTTTAATATTCATTTGGTGGGACGAAACTGGGACGGGAGCGGGACGCGCACTCTTAGTGATTTCAAGTACTTGCGTATCTTGAACCTTGTTCTTCTGGGACAAAACTGGGACAGAAGTGGGACGCTTGTTGTCGTGTTGCTCTATAAACTGTCGAGCTTTTCTCTCTGCCCATCCCCACCGATTAGCCAAACGACGACGACCAGGACGAGCACCTATCTTTAGGTCTTCCCGCGAGCGCCACCACGATAGATCAATCGATACAGCTTCTTCAATCCACGGCTTTGAAAGAGTCTTGGCGAGCACTTGCCACGCATCAGACTCACAAACAAATCCCGACGTTTTATCAACCGTTTCGCCCACCATTTCTGCCGATCCCAAAGTAAAGTGCATTCAGAATAGCGGAGCACAAAGACCTGTCAAGGGCGATGACAAACGGTGACAATCCGATTGTTATCGCATTTCCATCAGTGCAAATAACGCCAAGCAAGCAGCATCTGCTAAACCGTCATGTGCCTTTGTTCTTCGTCCAGGCCGTAGATCCAAGTCAGGTACGCGCTGCTCGCAAACTAGTATCGAGCGGCTTTTTCCTACACCTGGAGCATCACGGAGGATTCGACTCACCCATGTCTTGGGGTGTACGCTAATAACTGGCACCTCGTGGCTGGCCAATATTCCCCGCCATAAGCCCCATCCTAATCCAATAGACAGCATGCTTACGGACCCCTGGCCAGGACGAGCACCTTGTTTTTCGACAACCGCGTATACCCTGTCCTTGTCTACCAAGCTTTGAATGGCCTCAGCCATTCGGTACTCGGCATACTCACGCTTGGAACCTTTACCAACTCGAACTGTAAATTCGGGTTTAGTCATCCAAGAAGCGTGGACCTTTCCGTTTTCATCAAGCGCGACGATTGCGCCGTCCTTGCCAGGGTCCACTCCAAGATAGATCATACAGCCTCCTCAATGTCTGGAACAAGATCATCGAACAACATCGAACCCGGAGAAACACCAAGAACATTCGATAGATATACAACTCGACTGTGTCTCGGAAGAACTGAACCGGACGTGTACTTCTTAAGTAATGAATAGCTGATACCGTGCTCACGAGAGAATTCTCGCATGCCCTTACCAGACACGGCAATAAGCCAATGTAGGTTCTGACCGAAAATCTTTGACCTGTCTTGCATGTGTGTTACCTACCATGTAGTGGGCGCAAAAGCTAATCCCACCATTGACAGGGCTCATAAAATGAACCATGTTTGTGGTGCGGACAATTTTAGTCCCTTTAATCTAATACAATGGTGACATCATGAATATCATTCCAGAAGAACAGCAAAGCCTAAAAGCTGGCGGCCCTCAGTCCACAAAGAAAATTATCGATGTGTCTTTACTTGAATCTATCGGAAGCCGAATGGTTACCAAGACGCTTCAGGAAATTGACCCAGCCTTTCGAACAAAGGATATGATTTCGAGTTGGCGCATTCCGAACATCTTGAATGCAGTGGACGAATCAACATGGTTCAACATGATTTCTGCATGTCTTGATGGCCAGAAAAAAACCCTTGTTAATCAGCAACCTAATGGTAATTGGCAGCCATGCGGCTTTGAGTTTGAAAAACGAGAAGATAGTGGAGTCCCGCTGCTTGTTATGGGTGTCCGCTGGGGAGACCAAAATGGAGGAGAGGATTTGCTGTACCAAAATGGTGCGCCAGTTGTGAACGTCAGCGTAAAAGCTGAGGCACCGCAAGACAATCCACAGCTTTCAGAACTACTTACCCTTCTTGCAAAGGGACAAATGTCTGTGAACGAGACGCTTGCTAGCCTGAAAGCCAAGGACGAGGTTACCGAACCAGAGTCAACCAAGGGCCGCAAAGCCAAGGCTAAGTCTTAGTATGCTCGTCGGGATGAGTAGGGATGACATCGCCCGTCTTCGAGAGGCGACCAGCCTCGGCAAGCCTTCGCCCTCTGTCGAGGGCTTGCCGGGGGTCTTCCCCGTTATCAATCTGGCGCTTCACATATTTTGCCGCACGGGCAATGCCCGCATTTCCAAGTTTCCTTACCATGAAAACATCATAGCCCATTAGCAGATTAGGAGGCAACCTTGTCCCATAGTATAGACTGGCATAAAGCCAGACGTAAAGGTCTTGGAGGGTCAGACATCGCGGCCATCCTTGGTATTTCTAAATGGCGAACGCCCATGGATGTCTGGGTTGAGAAGATGGGGCTTGTAGAGCCGAGCGAAGAAAGCTACGCCATGATGCGTGGAAGGATTCTCGAAGACGCCATCGCACAATGGTACGGCGAGTTCACTGGTTTCGATCTTCATCCAGGTGAAGAAATGCCGATTGAGGGAAAACATCCCTGGATGTTGGCATCACCTGATCGATACGTCGATGACGACGTATCCCGATTTATATTGGAAGTCAAGAGCGCCCGCTCCGCAGATGACTGGGGCGCAATGGGAACAGCTAAAGTCCCGGTCTACTACGCCACCCAAGGCGCTTGGTACATGGCATGTAAGAACATGGATCGTTGTGATTATGCTGCCCTGTTTATGATTAATGACGAGTTTAGAATGTACACAGTGCATAGGGATATGTCTGTGGAGAACCGTCTCCTTGAGGTTGCTGGAGACTGGTGGCAGAAGCACATAGTAAAAGGTGAACAACCCGACATGGATGGTTCCAACGCGGCATCAAAGTATCTACAGGACAAGTTTCCTAAAGATGCAATTGAGATGAGAAGCGCTACCATCGACGAGGAAGACTTGATGCTTGAGTTGGACATTGTCCAGTCTAAGCTCAAGCAATTGGAATCGACAAAGTCGAAGTTGCAGAACGAAATAAAAGCCTGTATCGGAGAGTCAGCAGGGCTCTACACCGGCAGCGGAAAAGCAACTTGGAAGCTCCAAAAAGGGCGGGCGTCCATTGATACCAAGAGATTGAAAGAAGAGTTTCCAGAGATCGCAAAGAAGCTAACCAAACACTCCAATCCTAAGCGTATGTTTCGCTTAGACATCAAACACAAAAAGAGGTAACCGTGCCAATTAGTAAGCAAATCCAGAAGAAAGAATCTACACCAATGGTCAAGTTTAAAGATTTGGTCGAAAAGATGAAGCCAGAGTTGATGGAGGTGCTACCAAAACACCTAACATCAGAACGAATGGCGAAGGTATTGATGATTGAAGCACACAACACGCCAGCGTTGCTGGAGTGCTCGTTCAAATCAATCGCTCAATCAGTCATGCTGTCAGCGCAGATCGGCCTGGAACCAGGCGGAATGCTTGGGCACATGTATTTCATTCCATTCAATGACAAACGAGCAGGAGGAAAGACCTGTACTCCAATCATTGGCTACAAGGGAATGCTTGAGCTTGCGCGACGTAGCGGTCAAGTCAAGTGGCTTGATGCTCGCGTTGTGTACCAAGGAGAACCCTTTGCCGTAACCGCTGGGCTACAACCTGACATTACCCATGTGGTTCGTGGAGAGGTTGACCGTGAAGACAAGAACGTTGTTGCCGCCTATGCCGTTGTTGTTCTTAAAGATGGTGGCCAGTACTTTGAAGTGCTGTGGAAGAACGACATTGATCGAATCAAGAAGCGCTCACGAGGCGGGCGAACTGGACCATGGGTTGACGACTATGCCAGAATGGCGCGTAAGAGCGCTATCCGCGCCCTGTTCAATGGTGGAGCGGTCCCAATGTCTGTCGAAATGGCAACAGCTATTGAGATCGATGGGGACAACCCGCACTACAACACTGACATTATCGAGGCCACTGTTTCAACAAGTGGTTCCCCGACAACAGCACACGCATCGGATGGCATGGACGGACTTAGAACAGTCCTACTTAATGAAGAGCCAGCAGAAAGTTAGGCTGGCTCAGCCTCGTCACTTGGAGCGGCTTCATCTTCGGATGGGGCCGTTTCTTCTTTTGGGGCGGGAGCCTCCTCTGCGGGTGCTTCCTCAACGGCGTTAGGGATTTCTTCAGCATCATCCATAAGGTGACAAGTGCCTAAACTAGTCGAGACAACGACAACCCCACCAATCAGTGCAACTCTTGGATTGAGCTTCTTCCACAGTTCTTTTAACTTTTCCATTCTAACTCCTAAGAAATATCGTCCTCGGTGATGAGCGTATAAGTAAATAGCTCCGCACCGGACGCTTTCCAGATTCTAACAGCTTCAGACCAATCTGCGAGGCGTGCAAAAACTTGGCAGCCAGCGGACCACTTGTCTACCCGTGTTGAATTAGTCCCTGCGTGGTGCAAATTCACCCCGTACCAGCCTTCAACACCAAGGTCATCCTTATGACCAAAGTCAAGTATATTATCGCGATTCCCATCGCGCCATACTCGTATCGTTGAGGCTCTTTGACATAGCGTTTCGTATTTTCCACGGTGCATGTCCCACTTGTATGCACGGTACTGGCCAGGAACCATGATGGCTGTGCCTGCTGCACGACCGTAGACTTCTGGATGCTGCAAACAATACGTCCCAGGATCAGTTGTGATCCGGTACTTCTTGTGCTGCCACAATCCGTTCTTCACCCACACCAAATGCATCTCGTCATCAAAGCTGTTGGAAATGGGGTTGTTAGAGCGGACACCGATGATGTTGATCTGACCATCAGTATAGACATCATAACCCTTGGCTTTCAGCACACCGATAATAGGTGGAGGATCATCCGAAACCTCCGGCTGTTTGGCCTCCTCCTCAGTCCTGAGCGTGTCCAGGGTGTTTGGACCAACAATGCCGTCCACACCAAGGCCAGACGCGGCCTGGAAGCGCTTCACGGCCTTTGCTGTCCCGCTGCCAAAGATCCCATCAACGCCAATCTGGCCATAGCCCTTGTCGTTCAGAAGCTTCTGGACCTCTTTTACGTCGTCGCCTCTACTTCCTTTTCGGAGAAGCATGAGTGGCCTCCTGTAAAGACAGGGATCCGAACGATCCCTTTCCGGCGGGGTCCTGAACAGGAGGCTTCCTGGTCTTAACGCTTGTTCGAACAATAGTCACAGAAGACTTGTTTACTTTTTTTACTTCCAATGAAGTGTGGCGAAACGATTGTGTTTTAGAAGTCTTCATTTCTTCAAGCTAAAAACGAGGTCACACACCATGTCTACTGCAAAAGATATAATCTTTTCTTCCTGGCGCTCTGAAAGCAGGGGCATATTTACATGAGAATTGATGAACTCTACGACCCATGCCTTCTTCTTCTTTCCTGACTTTGGCTCTGGAAACAAGTCCTCGGCCATGAGGATTGCTTGATGGAGGACCTTGCCGCGATTCATTTTTTTCATTTTTAATCTTTCAAGTGTACAGGATTCGATAGATGACATCGGAAGCGGGGTCTTGTGAAGCAGTCCCAGCAGTCCCGGCTGTTGTCACGCAGATAGCGTATAAAGCATTTGCGAATGCCGTGCCGCTAGGGCACGAGTAAGCAATCGTTGAAGAGGCCGCACACTTGAAAATAAAGTTTGGATCTGTACTACCAACAGTTGGGGCTCCACCTGAATTATTGTAGAGCTTCACAAAGACAGCAACGCTGTTGGCTGAGTTGTCTATTTCAACTTTATAAAGAGTGCCCGAGGTTGCCTTCAAAGTATCAATAGCGGCAGTCGCAGATGTTTGAACTGCCTGGACTCCTCCAACGTCTGCAACTGAAGATGTTAACGAAAGTGCCATGTTTACCTCACAACTGCATGTAGTTTGACGGCGGCTGCTGGAGCGGTAGTTCCAGATGTTCCATCTTCTTGAACACAAGCATAACTAAAGTTCGTGAAAAAGATACCATCAATGATAAACCAAGCATGTTCTTTATCACCTGGAATCGCGATCATTATATCAGGCGCTGTTGTTCCTGGTACTCCGGCTGCATTATCGTATGCTTTAAAATGCGCTGCTGTTGACCCATGCGTGTTCTCTAAAAAAATACCGTGGATAACGGCAGAACCACCAAAAACGTCATCTACTCCAACTTCATCAACGTCTGGGTCAGTAAGAAGGAAGTCTTTTTGGGTGGTTGAATTTTTACCAGTTGTAACAGCCATTGTTTATACCTTCTTCGCTGGAGGTGTAGCAGGAGGTGCAGCAGTTGGCTTCTCAGCAATCGCCTGTTGAATAATGTCCAGGCATCGACGGAGACCCTCAGGCATTCCATCGTCACGAGCAAGCACCTTCACGTTGTACTTAGCGGAGTTGTCGGAGCTACGAGTGTTCTCGTTGTGGGAAGCCACTGAGCCGTGAATCTTTACGTCTACGCTCACAGGTCCCCACCCGGCCTTAATCTCTGTGTCAAGAGTAGCCTCGTAGTCCCTGCTCGACTTCTCAGAAGTGCTTGACTTGACTTCCATAGTAAACTCGACCTCAACTTGCTTTACAGCCAATGAGGGAGTGTTCAGAATAGCAAGAAGAGGAACGTCGAGTTTGTTTTCAACTTCGGTGAATCCTCCGTTTCCGTCATTGACTGGCTTGGAATAAGTGAAGTCAACGGTGCGTGTCCTCATCACTCCGTCTTTATCTGCGACAAGCCCTACATTCTGAATGAAATCAGAAGTGGCTTTTGCAAGTTGGATCTGCGAGTCACATGCAGCTTTGAGTGGACCACCGATTAGCTGGTCCATGGGAAGCCCGCCAAACTGGTCGGACATTTTAACTAAGCCTTCTGGCATGCGATTCTCCTACTTTTATTCTTTAGTGTTGTGGTTTTACCACATTTAGTTTCTATATCAGCTTTTCTTTCTAGTCACATATCTTGATTTAGACGGAGGCTTTTCCTGTTTTGCTGCAACCTTTGATAAACGCTTGGTAACCTTGGATTGTCTCGCGTGAAGCTTAGATGCTTTGGTGAGTTCCTTGCTAACTTTAGCAAGCTGTTTAGACGGCTTCATAGCTTGAGTCCTTTGTAGTCATCATTTAGTGCTCTTAGTGCCCTTGCACTTCCAGCGCCTTCTTGAAAGATTGTTTGGAGTGTTAGGGTCGTTTTGTTTTTTCTCAGAAAGACCGCGTTTAATTCCCGCTGAGCGAGCGCAATAAGAATCACCCTTGGATGTTCCTGGCTTTACACGAGGACCGCCGCCTTTGGCTGGACCAGACTGGCCATAAGACACCCTCTTTCCACTGCTGGTTACTTTAACCTTTGCTTTTCCTTTTGCGGGCTTTGGCATTTTGTCTCCTACGGCAGAAGTTTTATGAGTTGATTGTCGATTCTGGCATAACCCTCTGGAGGGTCCTGGCCTTTGAAAGTTATGGAAATCTTAGCAGTATTTCTCTTTTTAGCAAACCACCCATTTCCACCAATAGATGGATTTATTTTTAGCTTTCGGTGGGTGCAGCCAACATCAGCCCCTTCTTCCATTCCTTGAAGCTCAACATCCATCTCAACAGTCAGGGCTTCAATCGCTAAAGACTGGCCGGTAACCAAGGTTTGCATTGGGACCTGAACGTCTCGCTCAGTTTGCTTACCGTCTTCCCACATAGGCAATCGAACAGTGACCATACGGGGCTTGTAGATGGGTGTTCCATCCTCAGCTTTCTCTCCCGTGTCGATCCAATATTCTTGTTGCTGAATGTGATCGAGTTCATGTGTCTCTGCTATGTCAGTGGACTTTATAACAGCAGTATGAATTGCTTCTACAAAGTCATCTAGTGAGAACTGGGCCATCCATTTCCCCCTTTGCCTTAAGTCCTTCTCGGTAGGCCTCGTGCATGTAAAGGATCATACCTAAAGCCATAAAGGGGAACATCTTTTCGTTGCGAACTTCCGCGTACCTGACCTTGAGCAACCAAGCGCAGAAGGCTTTATCATCCTGCCATTTCATTACTAGGAGATCCTGTTCACATAACCAACAAAATTAATTACATCAGCGGTTCCAGCAAAAGCCGCAACTCGTCGCGGAGTAGACCCGCTTGACCTAAGCGGAATGCCCTGCAACAACAGAGTCCACCCAGACTTGGACGGCAGAGTAACGATCATTCTGTCAGTAGCTGCTGCCGAGCCGTTGTTGAGGTATCCAACATGAAGTGTGACTTGAACGTCAGACGTATGAATGTTCGTTGCCCACAACCAAACCTCATCTTGTTTGGTTTCGTCGTTGCTTGTGTCATGAAGAAAGCTACCATTACCGGATGTGTCCGTAACAGGAACGGGATTTCCGTCACCTTCAGTGCCACCAGGGGACAAGTTAATCTTTGTATATGTTGCCAAGGCTGCCTCCTATTGTTCTTGCCTACACTCACCTAACTCGGTCAGGAGTAGGCCGTAACTTTCAATCATCCCTTTCCAGGCTGCAAGTGCTTCGCGAGCGCGATCTTCTGCATCCTCGCAAGTTTCGTTTTCAACCACGGCGGCTGGAGAGACAGACGGCGAATTTCCGAATTGAAGACCACCTAACGTACCTCCGCCGCCCAAAACAATTGCAACCCAAACCCACGGGGGCATAGAGGCCAGGGGATTGGCGGAACCCTCACTCATCCCATGAAGTGCAGGATGACTGGAACAAGCACAACCAATGAGCCAATGATGGCTTGGTTGCGATCCATGTGGCTGCGCAACAAACGAATGTCTTTTTCAACCTGTGCCATGCGATGCTCTGAGACCTTCATCCGATTGCCAAGCACGGCGACTTCAGTAGACAGTTCAAACATCTTACTATCTTTTTCCTGAGCCATTAAAATGCAACCCCATAAAGCTTAATCATAAACTTACCAGCGTTGTATTCGCCTGCACCACCACTACCGGCACCAGTCGTTAGGTGAAGGAAGCGATCATCAAGCCCTGCTGCAATAACCGCTGAACCTGCGGGACTGACAGCGGTTGCTTCATACTGGAATGCTTCCCAAGCGCCGGTAACCAAAGCGACGGCGTCTGAGCTTGCACCAAAGCCTGCAAAGTTGTATCCAGCGTCCCTTGCGGAAGTGTCCGCTGTAAGCTTGATATTAGTAGTTACACTACCAGCAGAAGCGGGTTGCTCGATGCAAGCCATCTCAATTCTGTAGATGTATCCATTTTTTTCGAACGTTACTTTTGTTAGCTCTGCTGAGCCATCACTGTCACCAATGACATGGTCAATGCTGTTGTGCGAGTCCAAGCCTGTAATGTCAATCAGTATAGTTGTTTCGATGACTCCGTTGACTTTTGCAATCTTACAGATTGTAGAAGCAGCACTGCTTAGGCCCGCTCCAAACGCATCGGCAGTAGCATAGTTTGCCTCAACAGCGCCTTCTACATCGATGCGCAGTCGTTCTGCCGCAGCATCTGTACCGTCAACCTTGGTCTTGAAGACAATGGACGATGTGCCGTTTCCGTCGCCGCTTCCAGACGAAAGTACCAAGTCTCCGCCGTTCAGGTTGTTTCCACCAGTAGTGGTAGAGCCTGCTGCAATCGTAAGGTTTTTACCAACGTTCGTTCCGGTATTAGTTACCGTAGTGATTGTAGTCGCAGTTGTGTTGCCAGCAGTACCGACAAGGGCATCTCCTCCTGCAATCGTAACGTCCAAGTCGATTTGGGTATTTCCAGATCCATCGAAAGAAATACCAGCAGCGCCACCGCTGTCTACAATGTTGTTGCCGGAGACCTGAAGGTCACCAGCAAGCTGCAAATTGCCCGCAGACGTAAGCGTTGCCTTTGCCCCTAAAGTTCCATTCTCCGACAACGCTATAACCATTCTGGAGTCTTGCGTGGATGCCGTGCTCGTAAAGGAGGCTTCCTTGACGACCTGAATCATACCGGCATCTACTTTAGTTCCGGCAGTGTCTTCCAAGTCAAAAGCAAGAGCCACACTACCGTTTGTGTCGGCAGAATCTGATTGGTTGTACAGCGAAAGCGCAGTAAAATTGTTATCCAAATCGGTTTGGATTTCTACGTTTCCAGAGAAGGTTGAAGACTGCAACTCATTGATTGTCAGCGCAGGCGTAAGAGCGGAGCCGTTGTGAGTTGAGACAATGAACTTGCCCTTGGTGTCGTCGGCTGTGCCTGCATGGCTTCCCTCAACCTGAGCTAAGGTCGCTGCTGCGTGGTCAACAAAGAGAACACGAGACTCAGCACCACCCTCTCCATTCTCAGCGGTAGAGTTCTTTAGAGTCAGGTATGGAGCAGAACCTGTAGCGTTTAGGATACCCGTGGCCATTGTGCCGGTAGTGCTAATCGCGCCTGCACCCACATCAATGGACGTAAACCCACTGGTAATCGAGCCTGCGTTTACGGCACCCGTCTCGGTAATGGCTCCCTGGTGCTGCGTGACGTTTGACTCAGCAATACGGGCATCGGCCATCGTACCGCTGGTGATCTTGCTTGTGGGCAAGTCAGCGACGTATGCGTTCGCGACTGCGGTTCCCTGCCAAGTACCCGTCCCAATCGTACCCACGGATGTAATCTGTGTTTGGGCTGCGTCTACGTTCAACGTGACCGCGCCAGATGTACCCCCGCCGCTAAGACCAGTGCCTGCCGTAACGCCTGTGATATCACCACCTGCTACCCAGGTTAATGTCCCAGCATTATCCGACTGGAGAACCAGGTTGCTGCCAGGTAAAGCAGCAGGCAACGTGTAGGTGTGATTAGAGGCAATATTGGCAGCAGCCTGAATCTTGGTGAAGTTCGTGCCGTTGTCTTGATCTTCGTTCAACATAATGTTGCCAGCACCCGCTGTTGAACCATAGATTCGTACACCACCTGTGCCCTTGGGCTTCAAAGACATCGTAATGTTCGTAGAGTCACCCAACACGCTGATGGCCGGAGCCGAACCAGCCGCAGCATTATCAACTTCAACGTAGTTGACGGCGCTACCAACAGAACAGAACTTCAAAAGCTTTGCATTACTGGGGTCAATAATCGCGCTGCCATCCGTCATACCAATGTCGCCTGCCACAACGATGTCACCGTCTGATTCAACCGTGAACTTGGTTCCAAGCGTTCCGTTTTCGGTAAGCTGCACGTCGAGCTTGGCGTCTTGGGTAGAAGCAGTTGCAGTGAATGCAGCCTCTTTAGAAATCAAGAACTTTGCAGCATCAACAGCAGTGCCACCCGTGTCCTCAAGGTCAAACTGAAGACTGACCTTTCCGGTCGTATCGTTAGCGTCCGACTCGTTTGTGAGCTTCAAAGCAACGAACTCTCCGTCAGTATCCTTGGTGACATGAAGTTGTGTTGCAGGGGTCGTTGTACCAATACCGACCCTATTATTGACCTCATCAATCGAGAGCGTCCCGCTGTCAACATCCAGATCAGTAAGAATCTGCGATCCTCCACTACTATTAAATGGACTATTGAAACCCTGTCT